AGCATGGAGGAGGGCAACCGCCAGCTCGCGTATTCGCGCGAAGTGGCCACCAACCTCAAGCTGCCGCTGGCCACCCTGACCAAGAACTACGCCGATCTGGCGCTCGCGGCCAAGGGCAGCAAGCTCGAGGGCGAAGGCGCCCGGATGGTCTTCGAGGCGTTTGCCCAGACCGCCCGTGTGAACCAGACTTCGGCCGCCGAGCTGGACGGCGTGTTCAAGGCCCTGACGCAGATCATGTCCAAGGGCAAGGTGCAGGCCGAAGAGCTTCGCCAGCAGCTCGGCGACCGCCTGCCGGGTGCCATGCAGCTGATGGCCCAGGGCCTGGGCATTACCACCGCCGAACTCGACAAGATGATGGAACAGGGGCAGCTGACCAGCGAAGCCCTGCTGAACATGGCGGCCGAGGCGTCTGGCCGGGTAGCTCCGCAGCTCGCCGGTGCCTTGGATTCGCCGGCAGCCAAGCTGCAGGACTTCCAGAACCGCGTGCTGATGTTCAAGGAGCAGATCGCGCAGTCCGGCTTCCTCGACGCCATGGCTGACGCTTTCGAGCGGATGGCCCAGGCTCTGTCGACGCCGGAGGCCGCGGAAGGCGCTCGTCGCATCGGTGAGGCGCTGGCTGACCTGATCACCTGGCTGGTGGGTGCTACCGAGCACATCGACGAAATCATCATGGTGCTGAAGGGCCTCGGCGCCGCCTGGGTGGCGCTGCAGATCACCAGCATGGTTGCCGGCTTCATGAGCTTCGCCACCGCGCTGGGCACGACTGCCAAGGCAATCGGCCTGGTCAGCACCGCGGCTCGCCCGCTGCTGGCCGGTCTGGGGCTGCTGAGCGGTGCAGTGCTGGCTGTTGTGGCGGCGTTCGCGGCATGGGAACTGGCGAAGTGGGCCTACGACAACTTCCCGGTCTTCGCCGAGGGCGTGCTGAAGGTCAAGAACGCAGCCCTTCTGGCCTGGGACGGCATCATCCAGTTTTGGGAGATGACTGCGGTCAAGCTGAAAAGCTCGTTCACCCGTGTGACCGCGCAGCTGGCCGACATTTGGTACGGGATGCTGGACAAAATCCTCAACTCGTTCCCGGACCTGACCTCGGCACTCGGCCTGGGTGACTTCGGCGCTGACATTGCCAAGCGGGCAGCGGACGCTGCCGCCACAGTGGCTAACAACGAAGCGAACCTCAACGCCGAACTGGATTCTATCCGCTCCCGGTACGCCGACAAGGAGCGAGACCGGGCGAAGGAGCTGCAGGAAGACATCGCCGGCTATTACCGTGACCGTGTCGAGCGCGAGCGCAAAGACCAGATCGTCGGCGCCGGTGCACAGGGCGTCACAGGCAAGGGTAAAGGTACGGTTCGCCCAGGTGGCGCTACGCCGGGCACTGGCGCCGGGCTGTCGCAGATCATCCCGCCGGGTGGTGGCTTCAACGTAGAGGATTCCCGCGCTGCGGCCGAAGCGGAGAAGGCGGCCAAGGAAGCCGCTCGGAAGAAGCTGGCGCTCGAGAAAAGCGTCGCCGATCAGATGTACACCATCCGGTCGCAGCTGGAGAAGAAGTCGGCGGAAACACTAGACGAGCAGCTCGCTGCCGTGCCGGCCAAGTACGCCAAGCTGTACGACCAGCTGCGCCAGCTCGGTAAGGACCAGACCTCCGAAGAATGGAAGACCGTGGACGCTCTGGTGGCCCAGGAGCAGGCCAACCTGCGCACGGCTGCCGCCAAGAAGGAAGCCACGGCTGCCGCCAAGGCCGAACGCGAAGCCACCGCGGCTGAGGACAAATCCCGCCGGGAGGCCATGGAGCACATCAACACGCTGATGCAGACCCGGAAGAACATTCTGGAGCAGATCAAGCGTGCCGAAGAGCAGGGTGACACTGACCAGGTCGCGACGCTGAAGGAAAACCTGGCCACCATCACCACGCAAGTTCAAGACGCTATCACGGGGATGATCGCGTTCTGGGAGGCAGTCGGCGGGCCAGAGGCTGAGGCTGCTATCGCCAAGCTGAAGACCATGCGGCTCGAGGTTACTAAGGTCAAAGTCGAGGCGGTCCTGACCGGACAGAACATCGCCAAAGCGTTCGGTAGCCAGCTGGCCAGTGCCGGTGACAGCTTCGTCGACAAGCTGGCCGAAACCGGCAACGTCATAGAGTCGCTAAAAGCGACTTTCCAGCAGTTCGCCATCGACTTCCTGAAGCAGATTGCGAAGATGATCATCCAGCAGCTGATCTTCAACGCGCTGCAGGCTGCGGCGGGGGTATTTGGTGGTGGCATGACGACCGCCGCCAACGCGGTTGTCGGAGCAGCGACGAACCACACCGGCGGGGTGGTCGGGCGAAACAACACCCAGCGCCGTACCGTGCCGGCCGCTCTGTTCGCCAATGCCGTTCGATACCACGGCGGCGGTATTGCCGGCCTGAAATCGAACGAAGTGCCGACCATCCTCGAGGCCGGTGAGACCGTGCGCACTGAGCAGCAGGAAAAGGCGCTGGCTGACAGGCAGGCGGCCGCCAGTGGCGGCGGCGCCCCTCAACCGATTAAGATCATCAACCAGATCGACAGCGGCGATATGATCGTCGAGGGTCTGAGTTCGGCAGCAGGGGAGAAAGCCTTCATCAACTCCATCGGCCGGAACCGCGATCAAATAAATCGGCTACTGGGTTGAGGAAGGCACCTTGAAATATCGGCTCGACATATCGCCCGAAGCGATCAGCACCGGCAGCCTGATCTACAACGAGAACTACCGGGTCATGGCGCGCAATGCCACGCCGCTCGATGTCGAGCTGCGTTACGACGGGCTGGTCACTACTGGCGGCGTCTTCCACACACCGCCGGCCCTGCCGCTGCAAATCGAGCCGGGGACCAGCCACCCGTTCAATGTCACGGTGACCACTGATGGGCCGTTGCGCATCAGCGGCGCGCTGCAATTGGACTTCCACTTCGACGTCGACGACATCATCGCCGGACGCGGTGGCTATGGCCCGATGATTTACAACGGGCTGATCGTCAACGCCTACCACCCGGAAGTTGGCCGCGGTGGCTACTTCCACCCTAACTCTGGCACCTCCGAAGGTCAGGGCGTGATGATCCTCGCCGCATTCAAGGCATATGAGGCGCTGCGCAATGACCCCGCTGCTGCCGAGGTGGCTGAGTATTACCGCGACTTGGCAACCTCGATGCTCGAGGCCATGTCGGAATTCGACAACAACGGTCCGATGCTGCGTCAGCCGATCCCAGATAACCCGGACACCATCACGCTAATCCACTGGCTGTTCGCGGCCAAGGGCGCAGTGCAGCTGCAGGGCGTTGTCCTCGACCGTGTTGTGGACCTCGCGGATGGCAAGGCCGTCGTACCGGCGGACGCCATGGGCGACGGCGTAGTCAACGTCTTCAAGCTGTACCCGGTCGATAGCGAGCTGCTGTACCCCAGCCCCTACAGCCCGGTGATTGGCGGCGGCGAGATTCTGCCCAGCAGTTTCGCCGATCAGCCGGATGGCAGCCTGCAGGTGAACGCCATCGCCTCCGACGGGCAGTACCGGATGGCCTACGCCTACTACTCCGAAGCCACTCTGCCGCTGGCTTCGGCCTACGAGGCCTACCCGGTTTGGACAGCGGTGCCTGACGGTTATGCGGCTTGCGCCCCGGACACTTTCCGCTGGTTTGACATGGCGCTGGACAAAGCCATTGAGCTGGGGCTGCCGAAGGATGCGGGCAAATGGCGCAAGCTGCGGGACGCGCTGCGTCGCACCGTGGTGAAGGGCCAGAATCTCACCGATCTCCGGGAAGTCATTCGCCCGATGCCGAAGATCGCTGTTTTCGCCACGGACGGCATGTTCTGTTACTCGGACAATCCTAACGCGCTGGTGCCGACACCGGGCTCCGGGCTGGAAACCGGCTGGGTCGGCTACAACTTCTGGGGCCGTGACGCGATAACCGGCAACATCGTCGGCGAAATTCCGCTGGCCAGCAACAACCCGGCGAGCACCGGCGCGTCCAGCACCCAGATCGGCAGGGGCTTCGAGGACAACTGGCGCGAGGCCATGCCTTACCAGGAAGCCGATCAGTTCCTGTTGGTCGAGATGGGAGTTCGCCAGAACCAGAACATCTCGGCGGCTACCACAAACACGCAGCCGAACTTCAGGCCCTACATCTCGACCACTCGTGAGTACGATCCGGCTGCTCGCTACCACGCGGCAGCTGACTCGGCCGAGTCCGGCGGGGCCTGGCTGTGGGATGACCGCGGCCAGATGCGCACGCTGCTGTTCCCGCGCTCCGCGTTCAAGAATAACGCCGGCGAGACGTTTCCTTTGGGCGGTCAGATACTGAACTTCGGCATCGACCTGGGCGCGCCGGAGACAGTTTCCTACACGGTCAGCCTGCGCGAGATGCGGCTGGTCTCCGGGCCGACCGCTGCCTGGGTCCTGGACAACCTGACGCTGGCGCGCAAGGGCTCGAAGCTGCCGTACTTCCCCGGCGCGATCCCTTTCGCCACCAACGCCGACCTGATCGCCCAGGAATTTGTCGGTTACAACGGCAATCCGTTCCACGGCTACCAGCTGCCCGATCTCTGGCTGAACCTGGCCAAGGAAGCCGTGCTCGAGCATCCGGCTCTGACGAGCAGTGACCTGCCGACGGCGAACCCGGAGACCGGCGAAGTCCGCTTCCCGATCAGCCTGCAGAACGGCAACGGCTCGGCCAAGCCCACGCACATCGCGCTCATGGAACAGCAGCTGTTGTTCCTTCGGGATGCCGCCGACGTTTACTTCCGCGATCATGGCATCCGCGGGCCCTGGGCACACACCTTCGTGCTCAACACACCCGCCCGCTTCAACATCGGTGGGCCGGCGCCGCACACCTGGGTCTACACCAACGATGACCCGAATACCCGCTGGGCCGGCTATCAGGTGCGTGTCGTCGAATCCCTGGCGGACATCGTGCGCCGGACAGCGGGTGTCGAGTATGCCGAGGATGCGTTCACCCTGGCGCGCACGCAGGCGGTGAACTGGCTGGTCTGGCTTAACGGTGCTTGGCCGAACCTCAACGGATCGCCCTACCGGGGGCTGCCAACCGACTATCCCGAGACCGGTGCGCCGCAGACGCTCTACGAGGAGCTGCATTCCCCAGCCATCATCATCCGCGCGTGCCTGTTCCTGAAGCAGGGCGATCCTTCCCAGGCGGCTCTGTGCGACGCGATCATGCAGCGCTGCTGGGACTACATGGAGCTTTTCTGGAACACCACCGGCGAGATGGCCTACACCTGGAGCCCGCAGCCGCAGGATCGCTGGTGGTACGGCTTCTGGCACGCCGAGATCATCTGGACGCTGTCCGTGATGCTTCACGAAGCTCGCGATGCAGTGGCGCATGGCATCTCGCTGTCGACTGTTCGCGAGCGGCTGGTGCTGACCCAACAGTGGCTGGATACGCACGGGGTGCTCGATGCACGGCAGCGCGTAGAGGTGCCGATCACCGGCTTCCGCGCAGAGGTAGTCGGCACCGATCCGAACTGGGCCGGGCAGTACCGCGTCACGCGCACGCACAAGACCGACATTTATCGCAGCGCCAGCGGTGAGGAGCAGCGGCGCGCTCTCCGGGAGACGCCGCGCAAAACCCTGGAGTTCACGGCCAC